GCATTGCTCTACTTGTAAAGATACCAATCACATTATCCGCTGTCTGGATCTTTGATAGTACGCCTGAGATGTGCGAGTGATCAAACTCAATCTCTTCAACTGCTCCCCTGTTCAACAGTGCCGCAGTAACGAATACTGTGTTGAGTTCCATTGCTAGGTTACGCAGTTCTTCTGATACATACTTGTCCTTGATAAACAAGTTCTCTGCACTAACCTTAGCACCGTTTGGCATAAGCAAATCCAAATAGTCAATTAGTAGTACATCAATCTTCTTGCCTGTTTTAATTTCATATTCTTTGATATAACTTCTAACATCATTAGGGGTCTTACCACTTGGCATATACTTGACTTGGAATGCACCTGACTTCTTACCAATCATTTTAACTTTCATTTCAACGTCATCGATGCTCTTAAATACATCTCGAGTGTTAATGCCAGTTACCATACTGTCAACACGCATACTGACCAAGTTCTCACTAAGTTCAAGTGTTAGGTACAATACATTCATTCCGTTCAGTGCCCAGTTGACACCTAAGTTTGCAAGGAATAACGATTTACCTGCACCTGATCCGCCTGCAAAAATATTCAATTCGCCTCTGTTGAATCCACCAAACAGTTTCTTATCTAGAGTTGCCCAACCTGTACTAACCTGTCCGTTCTTGTCTTTAATTGCTTCTAGACGTGCTCTAGGATCTGCAAAGTAGTCTGTGCCTAGATCTTTTTGCAATCCAATTTGCACAGCCTTCTTAACCAAATCTTCTACTGGACCATACTCGCCCTTTTCAAGAAGATCTGCACCTTTGAGTATCGCCGCTTCTAACGCTTTGTGTCTACTAAATGTTTCAAACTCTAATAGTAGCCAATCTAAATGTTCTTCTTTAAGCGGCCCTGGATCTTTTAAATCAGACTTTGTTGCCGCATTGATCATATCAAACGTAGGCATAGCATTATGATCAATTACATAGTCATTTAAAAACTTTGCAGCATCTTGTAATCGTCTGTCAAATGCTTGTGGATTAAATACGGTTTGACATCTTACAAATGTTTCTGCATCTGTAAGCATCATTTCTAAATATACTTTCTGTATATCATATCCGTAATCTGTATTTTGTCTAGTTGCCATGTGTTGCCTTTAATAAGTAAATGGGTCTCGTTTTTTTAATTCTTTTTTCTTTTTTCTATAATTAATTTCTACAACGATTCTTTCTTTTATATCTCTAAAGAATCTTTTAATTTGTTTTAACCAAACCATTTCTTTGCTCTCAGTCTAATCTTAAGTGGTGACTCTTCTGCTTGCGTTGCAATACTATGAAGTGTATACAAGCGTCCATAACGAGCCACTGCATCACCAATGTCGTTTATATCTTCTGCCCAGTTAGGCATACTTACAGACCATTCTAAGTCAATAGCACGTTCAACAAGTTTACTGCCTGCCTTGTCTCTGTCAGGTACTATAATGATCTGCTTCTGCAATTTATTTAGTAGCATAACTTGTTGGTCTGAAATTTCCGATCCACCTAACGCACATCCTTCTATGTGTATAGCATCAATTTGTCCTTCGCATACAATAGCAAAAACTTTGTTAGGACCTTGTTCATCTAGTCCGTACACAAATCCTGGTTGTACTTCGGTTAGATATTTAGGTTGTTTGTCTGCTACTACTGTGCGAGCAGTCCAACCTACTACCCTGCCTTCATAGTAGAATGGAACAATAAGTCTGTCACGATATCCTAATTTAGAACACCAGTAGTAATCAGTGTCATCTACATTTAGGTTACGTGCAGCCATGTATTCAAGCACGGCCATGCTGTACTTGTTAAAGTCTGTGATGTCTGTTATCTTGATAGCATCTTCTGGCAACGGGACAGTATTGAATGTAGGTAGTTGGACTAGTTGTGTTTTTGACTCAACACCTTCATTCTCTCTCATCACTTCCAACGCCACCTTATTGACTATGTCGTCAGGCGCTCCACACCATTGCAGGAGTTTTCGTAACTTGTGACTAAAAGATCTGCCCGGTTGCCAGGATGCCTTGAAGCCGCAGTTAAAACAATGATAACTGACGCCTCCATCTGGGTTGCTTATTAAGCCACCACGTCCACGAGTGTCCGCCGTGTGGCCATTATGGTGACAACACGGTGCATTAAAGGAGAGCCAGCCACTAGGCGTTTGTTTACGCTTAGACGGCAAGTATGTCAGAACTGTGTTGGCTACTACACTCATATTACTATTATAGTATCAGTGTGTGATAAAGTCAATCAGTTTCGGAGAATTAATTTTGAAATTGTTGTGGGATCTTGTGTTGTATACACTCTTATATAATTATAAGTTCCGTTAAATTCGTAGCGTGTTTCTGTAGAATCGCTAGTAATATTAGTTGGTGTAATATCGGTCCAAACTGATCCTAATGACACATATCGATCAGTAGTATACTGTATCGTTACATCGCTCTGATTAGTAACAGCAGGTTGTATAATTACTGCGTTTTCAAATGCAAAAGTTTCGCCGCTTGGTTTAGCAACTACAGGATCAGTAGTCCAATATGCTGAACTGTCGTCGGTAACCAATATTTGTGCAGATGCAGTAAAAGGCAAGTCAATATCGCCTCGCGGTACAGGGAATACACTTCCATCTAAATATATAGTGCCGCTATTCCCAAAGTGGCTGTCTGCATATGTTAATGTTTGTGTAGATCCGTTATCAAGGTATAGTGCATAACGTAGGTACTGTGACGGTATATCGTTAATATCTTCTTGCGGAATAGATACTGTTACTAGACCAGTAATAGCAGTAAGTGTTCCGGTAAGGTCAAGTACTTTAATTTGTTCGTCATCATAAGCAACAAACTTAACTGTTTGCCCTGAGACATCTACAGGTTTTTGATCTGCATTTAAAAAACGGAATTCTATTAAATTATCAATTCCTTTAGTTATTCTTATTTCATGTGTGTACACTGGTCTATACTCCGTTACGAATCCTGCCGTATTAACTACAGCAATAGTTCTGCTTCTGTTTACATATCTTGGTATTAGTTGCATAGTGTATTTATTCGTATCGCAAGTGTCTAGTGGTTTATGATATTGGACTAAATATCTTGGTATAAAGCAAAACTGATAAAGTATGTTATTAAAAGATATAGAAGAAAATTTTCCATTCATAAGCGTTTTACTGTATGGCGGACAGGAGTACGTTGGAATCATTGTGAATCAAGATCAATACGTTACTACAATGTATAATTATAGTAGTCTAAAACATGAAATTGAAAAGCAAAGATTTTTAGAATTAGGAGATATTTGGTGGTGGGAATCTAATCGTCAAATACCTATAAACGTATTTCTTCGTGCAGAGATAGAACCTTTTAAATATTGTTTAATGACAATGAATAGTAAGGATGTAAAAGTTACTGTAGGGCCTGTAGTTAATATAGGTAACTTATCTATTAAACGAATAAAAAGAAAATCAGTACAACTAGTTAGGCGTCCAAAACGATAAGTTGTTCTACTAATAAATTCATATGCACAACAACAGCCATTGCGTAGCTCATTGCGTGTGCTTTCTTAAAATAATATTCATCGTTCGTCGGTTTCTTCCACACTTCCTTCATCACCGTATCCCACGGCTGACCAACTAAATTCCTCTTCGCGGGACGTATCATTGCTAGGCAAGCCGCTAACTGTTCTAAGGACTTCGGCTCCATCTCTTTCAATAATGTATTGTGTCCTGCGACGTGAAATAATTGATTGCTGAACTCTTTGTGAGTTAGTAATTCCCATAATGGTTCCCTTTCCATTAATTCCGTTAAGTGTGCTTCATCCCTAACATCTTTGTATATGCTCACGTTAAGGAAGTCTAGTTTAAAGTAGCCACGTTCTTCTGCGGTCTTGTAGTCAATTGTGGCCAAGTTGTCTACAGGATTATGAGGTACCTCAGTAGTATATATTCCGGTATTGTGTTTTTTGCCTGTTTCTAATTTAGCCACACGGTGTTGTAGTTTTGACAACACTATATCTCTATTAGCAAAATCTATATCAATATCAGGCAAACTGTTTCTCCAACTTACGTGCTTTCTTCTGAGCCATGTCCCATTTGAGTTTGCTTACACGATCTTTAAACGTAATACCAAGGCAATGATCAAGTTCGTGTAAGTAACAGCGAGCAGAATAACCTGTAATTTTAACTGTTTGTTTTTCAAGATTCTCATCGTAAAACTCTGCAAGTATTTCTGCAGGACGTTTTACTTTTACAAATATATTAGGAAAACTTAAACAGCCTTCAATATCTAATACAGTTTCTTCAGTGTATTGTAACACAGTTGGGTTGATATGCATAGTACTATCTTCTTTACTATTACCCATAACAAATACCTTGTAATCAAGTCCTACTTGACAAGCACTTAAACCAATTCCGTTAGATGATAACATAACGTCAATCATTTGCTCTTTAAGTTCTTTTGGATCAAATCCTGGATTTTCTAGATCAACATCTTTAAGTTCTTGATCTAAAATAGTATTAGGGTAATGTACTAGTTGCATTAAAGTTTACCTTCGGCTCTTAACTGTTCTCTAATCTTTGTAGCACTAATGTTATGAATTTCTTCGCCTAAGTCGTGTTGTGAAAATGTGTAACCTACGCCACGTCCATAACTAATATCTACAATGTTTGGTACATGCATTATAACATATTCTTCACCGTGTGTAAAGCCGGCTTCTTCCAAACCTAAACGAATGTTTGTCATAACAGTATCTATATCAAAAGGATTATCATTTTGGTTTGCAGTTCGTCCAGCACCTGCATCTTCACCTACAATACCGCCTACGTCGCGGATCATAATGCATACTTGACCTGTTTCCAGAAGTGCTTTTTTAAACAATGCTGTGTGGCCGTCATGCCAAGGTTGCCAACGACCTAACATCTGTGTTGTTGGTTTTTTCCAATTAAAGCTCATTTTTAACTACTCCATATTTAATGTGTTCATACCAAACTCGTTCGTGTATATAATATAAAACAAATTTAATAACAAGGTCTGCAACAAATACAAACCCTATGGCCTTTGGTGGTAATCCAAATAGCCAAGCGATTATAGCAGTAACTATACTAGCAATTATTCTCCAAGTTACTGCTTTGGCAAAATGCCGTTTAGGTAGAACTTTTGTTTCCATTTTTTTGCATCCAGTTAGAAACAACGTCTAACAGTTGTCTATGTGTATCTGTGAACCACTCTGATACATGATAATTATAATCATCTTTATCTAATGGTTCAAACATTTTAGTTGTTTGTTCAAAAGTGCTTCCTGGAGCCGCAGGTCCATTAACACTTTTAGATTCTTTAATAGTATCCATCCAAACTGTAAAGTTAGCACCAAATTCCTCTCGTGCTTGTTTAGTTGGAGCAATAAAATCTGCCACACAGATCTTTCCTGCTTTAACAATTCCGTCTGCTAGATATTTCATACGCATTGCTTGACGCATACGTCCTTCGGGACTAAAATCCCAATCGTTATATTCTGTTCTTATAGCATCTGCATTTATATGCACTGCTCCAATTAACTCTGCAAAAGGTTTCGCAAGAGTTGTCTTACCACTTCCTGGTAATCCGCATATTAATATTTTCATAAGTTACCTTTCAAATGTAATTATAATTAATTGCTAATCGTCTTTTTATATCTGTAGGTGTTGAACTTGAATGTACTACATTTCCAGGAAAAGTAATAAATTTGTTTTCTATAGAACTAGACCTATCAACAATATTTGCTCCAGTGTAATCATGGTCGCCGTTGCCCAAATAATGTCTATCATATATGCAAGTATCACCATTACACGTATCTAAATAAAAAATACCAACTTTATGTTTTATATCAGTATCTACATGGGGTGGATGTACAAACATTTTTTCTGTGCCTGATATTGCCCCAATTCGTATACGAAGTATATTAGTAAAGTTTATACCTAAACGATCTAAAGCAGTTGTAAGAGTTAAAACGCATACATCTGCTAATTGCGATATTGGCTTATCTTCGTTCATTACCATATGAAAGTAACTGCCGTTATAAATGTTATCGCTTAGGTCAATGCGAGCAGTATAGTCAGTATAATACCAGGGTATGTTTTGCGAAGTAATACTATCTTTTACAAATTTAAAAGTAGTTGGTTCTAATACATTTAGTAGTTCTTTATACATTACAGACTCGATTCCTTTGCAATGTCCTTAACAAGTTGTACATCATTAGGCTGACGTTTAAATCTTAGTGCCCAGTGTTCTGGATTAATGACATGATAAACCATACTCAATTGCTCATCGTTAAATTTACTTAGCATATCTTTTCCACTTTTACAATTAAGTATGAGCCACGGACTAATCTTTCCGTCCTTAATATGCCATACTGCTCTATTAAGGCTTACATAATTAAAATAGTGATTCCAGGCTGCTGGAGCATTTTCATCAGCCCATTCTGTCATAGTCATTACACTACGTTCTAATGCAGTATGTACATCTTCTTTAAGAATAAACTCTAATGCATACTTTTCATATAATTCGTCTCGTGCCCAATGATCTAATTTAACACCACTAGTTACTACCCAATCAATATATTTTTCGGGATATAAAGGACGAACATTATTAATAAAACTTCCAAACTTCACAAATGCATTGTAATAAGGACTGTTACAAAAGTCCTCATATGTTTTTTCTTTCTTTGTACCTGCACTTAATTTATAAAATCTTTGAAAGGCATAAAGACCGTATCTTACACGCTTCTCATCTTTTTGTAAAGCACGTCTCTTCTTTTCACACATATGCACAGCAAGGGTACTTTCTTTAGTGTACCCTTTGCCACAATAATCACATACATATGGCTTTTCAGAGTTTGACGTCAATACCGTGCTCCTCTGCAATTTCTTTAAGTTCTTTTTTTGTAGATATTCTAGCAAGTATTTCTACCTCATCGTTTTTCATGTTTGGATAGATCTGTTGTAACAGTTTAATTGCTTTATCATCACTGCCTTTTTGTTTTAATCCAATCCACGGATGGAATTCAATTTTTCCTGTGTTGCCTGTATTGCAAAGTAACTGCCATTGTAGTTTAGGATGTCTAGTTCCTAACACATTCCAGTTTTTGTTATAGTATTCATTTGTTTTAAATACAGCAAGTTCTTGTTTATCTCTGTTACCGCTTACACTACTAACATAACGATTTAGCAACCAAAAACTTACTTGCTTCTTTTCCTCGTCAGACAATTCATTCCAAACGCTTTTAGCGTTCATGTCAATTGCCGCAAGTATATCTTTAACTGGTAGTTTGCTCATAGCCCTTCTTTATAATATAATAGGTTGTGACTAATTTGTCAAGTTGTTTTTTGAGAGTTGGATATTCTAATGATAAAGCACATAAGTTTTGCCATTCAATGTATCCAATTATTTCGCCTTGTTCTCTTGCAACAGCAGCCGGATCTCCCCCTATTATCCAACGAGGAATAGTATTATGTGGCGGATCTCGATAACGAGCGTAGACAACACCGTCGCTACGCTCGTATATCAATGCTTCTCCAGGGATTAATTTAACCCCTTGCTGTGTCATTCAATCTACCTTTTAGGTAGTTAAGTAGTACGCCATATGCTGGAAGGAAAATTACCAACCCAACTATAATTTTTAATACAGTTTGTGATGTAGCAATTTCTACCCAATGCTCTGCCATATAAGGGTCTGCACTATTATTAAATGCTACTGCAAAGAATGTGTAACTATCAATTACGTTAGCAACAATAGTTGATAATGCAGGTGCTAACCACCAAGTAGTATACTTCTCACGAATTGTTTGGAAAACATATACGTCTAGGAATGTTCCTACTGCGTATGCTGTTGCTGATGCAAATCCAATACGTAATGCTACACTTTCAGGTGCACCTTCTGCAAGTACAACAGCAATTGATCCAATGATAGCAAATGGATATGCTGCCGCAATAGTTGCTCGAGCAATTCCCTTACCTAACAATCGAACTGTTAAGTCAGTTGCTAGAATAACTAGCGGGAATGTAAATGCCGCCCAAGTTAATTTCTGTCCTAGGATTTCAACTGGAATGTTGACTAGGGCGTTTGAAATTGTAATTACTACAACGTGCAAGAATGCAAGTTTTAGCATCATCATTTTATCTATGTCTTTAAACATTATTTTTTTCCTTTATTAACTTCTGTGCCTACAGTACGACGAACAATGTCATCGTGATTAAACTCCGCCCAGTATAGTTCAAAAGCGACACCGTCCTCTAAACCTTCAAACTGGTGGATCTTACCAGGCTTCACTTGCGTGAAGTCCCCTGCTTCAAGAATAGTTTCATCAACCAGTCCTTGATCATCTTGCCAAACACGGACAATCATCTTGCCCGATTCAACAAAGAATCCGTTCCATTTATATTTGTGTTCATGCTCGCTACACTTGTAGCCTGCTTTATATTCAATGCGGTGAAATTCTAATACACCATTGGCGTGTATTAGTTCTGTTTGTCCCCAAATCTTTCCTGCTTTCATTGTCATAACAAACTTCCAAAATCGATTATTTCTGACTGTCTACTGATATCTTTAACAAAGTATGCACATTGTGGTTTGACCCCGTCGTCAATAGGTACGCATAATAATTGTGCATTTTTAAGTTTAGGAAAATACCAAGTAACATCATTATAAAAATTTACAATTTTAACTTCAGCAAAATCTATTTTAAACCCAGATAACGGATTAAACAAAAATGCTTCAAAGCCTCTATCATTTATACTAGTTAGCGGAATTATTTCTAAGTCTGTGCCACACTGACTGTCACCGACAACAATACTCCAATCAATTGGCATCATTATCTCTTTCCCGCCAATATCCAATACCATTGCTGGGCTAGGAAAACTTTCTAGGAAAATTAAAGGCTGAAAAAAGAAATCTGGTTCTTTAGGGTCGCTATTATCTAATACAGCAAATCTAATGTCATCTTCAATTTCATTAGGTAAGTCATTTAATGAATAGCATTCGTCTTCTAATGTTAATATTCTCATGTTAGTTCCATTCAATTTTTTCTAAGGTAAACGGATATTGTGCTTCCTTATAAAATTTTTTTCTTTGTGTTAAATGTCTTTTTGCAAACTTGCACGTCGATGTGATATCCCAAATTTGTACAAAGTCTTTGTCTTTTGCCTTTCTTACGCCTCTACCTATTGATTGAATAACCCTTACAAAACTTTTGCCAGGTTCAATAAGCACCAGATTAAATATCCTAGGGATATTGATACCGACAGAAGCCACACCGTACGTAGCAATAACAACATGGTTGGTACCTTCATTAATTTCGTCATACGCTTCTTTTCTATCTTTTAATTTAACATCGCCTTTGACAAATACACTGCCGGGTATTAGTTCTTGTAACATTTCGCCTGCACTAATACGATCAACTAGTATAAGTGTGTTACCTTCTTGTCTTACATTGTTAAGTAGTTTTGCAATGTATTCAATTCTGTCTTTGTTTGTTACTAGATATTTGAGTTCTGATTGATAATCTGTGAACGCAGAGGTATCAACTAACTGACATACATTAACGTGACACTCTGATAATACACCTTTGTCTTGTAGTTCTTTTGCAGTAATACTTCCTATCACAGGACCTAATGAAGCGTGAATTGACTCAAACTCAAACTTCTCTTTAGGTATAGTACCTGTTAGTCCCCAACGTATAGGTGCATTGCGTAGGTTGCGTGTAAGCAGGTTCTTTAGTACTTCTGCTTTGGCTTGGTGTACTTCGTCAACAATGATAGTGCTAACACCGTCTAAGAACTCTGCGAGGCTTAGTACTGCACTGCCGTCTTTGAACTTCTTGTCTAGAATGTTCAAACTCTGCCATGTACAGATAGTGTGAGTCTTACCTAACTCTTTTCTGTCTCCGAAGTACACCCCTACGTCTAACCCACAATTGATATAGTCTTCTTCTGTTTGTGTAACAAGTGATTTGTTAGGCACAATTACAAGACTACGTCCGTACGGCTCACTAATGTGTGACAGGGTAGCAGTTGTAATAGTCTTACCTGCGCCTGTTGCAATCTCTTGCAAGCTCTGTGGGTTTTGTAGAAAGTTGTTGATTGCTGTGACTTGATAGTCACGTAGGATAATTTCTTCGCCTTCTGCTGGATGTCCCTTAGGCCATACAACACCTTGGTCTGCCCAGTAACGTTCTGTAATAGGTTGAAAGTTTAAAGTAATAGGATGCCTATTATCCTCAATATCAACTATTTGAACATTATTTTTTTGTAAAACATCGACAATGACATCAAGATGATTAACATAGCCAGTGCCACCAATACCAAAGAAAGCAACCTTCCCGTCCCATCGTCCAAGTTTATACTGAGGCATATATCTTGCGTAAGGGACTTCGAATTTGAGTGCATTGGCAAGTTTACGTCTGATATCAACGTCTAATCCTTCCAGTTTAATGTTTACTTCATCTTCAATAATTAATTTACAACTAGCCAATTTGCTCTACCCCGTTTCGATATTGATTTATCAAACTGTTGTAATTATGATAAAATATAGTCAAATCGTATTCGTTTAACAAAGCCATTATTTTTTGATTAACACGATTTTCAACTAAACACACAACTACCTCAGGCCGCCAATTGCTCTTTAACAACGGCTTTGGTATTTTATTTTCACTAATATACACTATTTTAGTAGTTGTGTCAAGAGGACTGTTTAAGTCATTGTCTTTAATATATTGATTGAATTCGTTTACGTTGCCATTATAATTTTCAAGTCTAAATAACACAGAAATTGAACTGCTATCAAAAATATTTTTAAAACTAGAAACAGAAGTATGTAAACTTTCTAAAGGTTCTTTATCTGGTAGTACAAACAATATTGGATAGCGATTTAATTCTAATAACGATTCAACAAGTCTGTTAATATTATACTGTGTTGAATCAATAAAAATTCTTGGTCCTTTACGCTGTATAATTTTTTTGCTTAACGGTGTTAATTGATTTAAACTTTCTTCTAACTCAAGTTGATCAAAGTGTTTTAAACCTAATAAATTCTTTCTATCGTTAAACATATATAAATTTTTAACACTAGGATTTCCATACGATGAAATTATATATTCTATAGATGATTCATTTAAATTTTTTAATTTGTAGGAATAAATTCCCGGAATGTAGTCGTCTTTGTGTTCCATCATACTCTTAACTTTTTTATAATATTCTAATAATGTTTCGTCTATGTCAAACGTACAATCTTCAAACGCAGAGATTACTTTGTAGATAGTCAATTCATCTACAGTAAACAAATGTGTTTTAGATAACGGATTGTATGTGTGCGAATTTACATGACGTTTAAGATAATTAATTTTTTCAATATATTTTTTATTAAAAACAAACCTTACTTCTAATAACAGATCTTGGTCAACTGTAACTAGTTTGATCCATTTAGATCGATCAATGCTACGTAACGGCATACGAAGATTAGTGCTAAGATTAATCCCAAACTCCTTAAATTGATCTTCATGTGCTTCTAATTTTTCTTTTAATAAATTATACTGACGATCAGTTAATGCTGTGCCTTTAAATGTTTGTCTTGCTAGACTTTGTAATAACATAATATCCGGCGGATTAATCTTAAACTTGTGATCAGGCAATCGTAATCCTGCCATTACTTCAAGACAATCTTCAATGAATTCAATGGGCTGTATAGTTCTTTGCATTATAGTATAATAACAGATTATACTAGGCTTGTCAATCTTTTTAATGGAATTCCTTGTGATATTTCTTCAATAGTCCATTCTGTATAGGCCAAATCATTGAGCCATTGTGTGCGGTCTGGCATTATAGGATTTTCAATTGTAGAAAAATCATGGTTACTAACATCATATGCTAAACTACTAGGTCCTACAAATGCAGGTACTCCTGCAATAACTGCTTGTGTACTAGGGTTAGAACTCCAGTTAACAACAGCATGATATCGTGTAGGCTCAAAGTCAAAATCATCATAAGTTCCAATATATTTTTCTGGAAGTTCTTGACTAACGTTTCTCCATTCGTGTTCTATGGATGGCAACGGTGCTCTCGGGTGTGGTCTGATAACAATGCTTCTGTCAGTATATTGTCTAATAGTATCAATAGTATCCATTACCCAAGTGGACATATGCGGCATATTGTTCCATTGATAACTGTGAGGGTTCTGACAACATATTACAATTGGTTTATTATTTTTATCTTGCCAAGGCTTTACTTTAAGTCCGAGAAGATTAACACGGTCACTGCTATTAGCCATGGGACCAAAATTAGCATCTCTATTAATTCCATTAAGTCCCACTTTCCAAGTAGTTCCACGCTTAATACCTCCTACTTCTAAGACCAAGGTCGGTTTGGATTGTTCCAAACCCCTAAACCAAATATTTTTGTTTCCAGCCATACGACCACGGAAAAGAATACTCCAAATAACATTAACATCGCAATCAGGATCATTCCAAACAACATCATGACCGAGAAGATTACAGCCACTAGCAAAGGCATTAAAAACAGGTTTACTATTAAGTGCCCCATAATCTGACCATAAACTAAACTTCATTCCAGTATGCTTCTTTTCTATTTACCATTAGATCTTTTTTAAGACTTTTCTTAGTATCTTTGCGATCACCTTTCATATGGTCAATCCATTTGCCTAATGGTCTGTTGATAAGAGGGTGGCCGCCGCCTCCTGTTTTTGCTTCTCGCAAATACATTTCTGCACTATAATCGTGCGATGGAAACTCTTTATATTTGTTTAGTATTTCACCAAACACATAACTGTCATGCCATTCTTCTAATGTAAAGATACCATTGTCTGCGTCTTCATACATTCTTTCGAAGTCTTCTAAAAAACTATGACACACAGGATGATTCATATTAAGACCATAGAAGCCACACTCTGGCCAAGTCTGCGATCCTTTACCTCTACCAACATATGTAATGTAAGCATTATTAGGAAGTAATTCTTTAATTTCGTTGTATGACCAGTTGCTATGAACAAATGTATCTGCATCAATCCATACTACCCAATTTCCTACTCTACGTTCACACGCATCGAACACAGCATATACTTTGTTAGCAAATCTTATAGCATTCCATTTAAATTCTTTATGCCAGTCTCTTGGTCGCTTCTGTTTAATATCTTCTGGAGGAATGCCGTTTGCCTTAGGTACATCTTTCCACTTTTCCTTAAACGCATTTAGTTTAGGTAGTGCCTGCTTTGCATCTAAAATTGTTATTTGATTAGGGTCAATATTTACTGGTGTACAGTTCTCTGCATATACAATCAATTTAACACGTTTATCTACTTTGTCTGCAAATGAATTAATAAATCTTTGTCCGTATTGTTCTAATCCAGGTTTATGAAATGTTGTTACAAATGTTATCATACAAAGTTCCTTATATGTCTCCAAGCAGCACCAGTACGCAATTCTTCAAAGGACCAATGCGACATTGATATTCTTTCTAACCATGATTCTCTATCAAAAAGATCAGGTGATTCAATTTTAGAAAAGTCAGTATTAGAAACTTCTCTACATTGACTGTCGTCTGGATCAGTTATAAAAGAATGATAACCTTGAATGATTGGTCCTACTACACTACTACTATTATGATTAACTACGGCCCAGGCTTTATCTAAATCATTTTCTGGAGGTTGTCCCGGTTCACGGACAATAACATTAGGCAAATTAAATAAAGGATTTCCTTTATATTTTTTAGTATAAGTTAATGCTCGTCTGTCTCCAGGATGAGGTCTAATAATAATTCGTCTGTCAGTGTGTTTTCTTAATTCACTTACAGTGTCTTGTATCCACGTAATGAGATCATATCCCTTCATACTCCAGCCACCTTGTCGTTGGCACATTAATACAATATTTTGTCCATTCTTAACTATAGGTTGTAAAGTAATACCTGTATTCTTAGATATACTTTGCCATCTAGATTTATCTATTAAACTATCAAAATAATTTCCTGTAGTAGGAAAGATACCATCAAACGAATATCTCAAATACCCTTGCGGATTCATTTTATCGTGATACAAAAATAAATTAGCATCAGCAACTAAAGTTCGATTTTTTCTCGATTTTTGTGTGCGTATAACATCATGTCTTAGTTTGAGATGATTAGGCATTGTATCCGTGTAAACCCAGCCCTGTATTAGTGCCACATCGGCAGGAATAATATTTCTACCATCGTGCAATATACCTTCGTCACCGGATGCATTAACTCCTGTTACAAAATCATAAAGCAGTTGTGTTTTCTGAGGATTAACATTTCCAACAGGTACACTTTGTGAATAACTAACTAATTTCATTATGGGTACACTATGCAAATAACTAACTAGCCTCATCTATTATTTTCCAAGCGAATCCAGATCGCATTTCTTCTGCGGTGAATTGACAGTAAGACAAGTGAGCAGCAAATGCTAATATTTCATCTTCGGTTGGTCTATTTAAATTTTCAATTTCTGAAATTGATGTGTTACATAGCATTTTTGCAGCATTATTAGGTGCTAGTGCAATAGCAGGAACACCATATAACAATGCTTCAGTGGCAGCAATACTATTATATGTAACAAGACAATATGCATATTCTAGTGCTTGCCATATAGTATCTACAGTTGCTCTAATTTGTCGTTCTTGTTTTAAACGAACTACAATAGGTCTATCTGTATACTTTTTAATTTCGTTAATAGTATTATCTAACCAAGTATCGACATTCTCTCCATAGAACTTCATAACTTTAGCACTAGGAGGACAAATTAAAATATTTGCTTGTCTAATTTTTGCACCTGGTTCTGTATGCTGTTGAAATGGTCTTGGTTTCCATCTCATTCGTTGTAGCCTATCATGAGGACGTTCAATTATAGGGCCTGTGTTCTGCACACCGTTTTTTGTTACACGGTGATATCTTTTTACTTTTCCGTTGCCCATATAACCAGTATCTATGTAATAAAATTCTCTACCAGTATCTAAACAATGCTTTAATGCTTTTTGGGAAGTGCCGCCGAGGCCACGGATTATTAAAGGGTTGTTAGAATCTTTTTCTGTTTCCCATTTTGATATTGTTCCATCTGAACCAACTACAAAATCTTGCAAGTAAGGATCAAATGGGACTCCTTTAAGATCAAGGTTAAAATCTTCTTTGTCTGGCGCAATGGCCGCTACTCTTACTGCTTTCACTTTCTCATCCCTTTTATTATAAAATTGCTGCTTAGGATCAATATTATGAATAAACGTATTATACAATCTGTTCTTCATATAGTCAGGAACAGATAAGTCGCTTATCTGTTTTGGTCGTTCAAATTCTTCAGTTAACTTTTTACTTATTTTTGTAATACTGTTATTTAAATATTGTCTCTCAACTTGATACCATTGTGATGCATATTCACAATCTTTGTATTCTTCAAACCAAGGGCCGCCTTCTGTATAATGCAATGCCTTTGGCTTTCCATCTTTAGGTTCTTTATACCAACCTACTAACCAATTCCATTCGTGGCTTAGTGATCCAATTTCACTATCTTTAAGCCAACTAAATCTATGCAAGTATGCACCGGTAGTATCTGGATTATTAATAAGATCTAGCGTGAGTGCTTTGTTACTTGGATGGCCACAATTAATCAGCATCATTGAACTCCAGTTCTTACGTGGATATTGAAACTGTGCTTGACCATCCATCTTTACACTTCCGTCTTGCGGAGTATAGTCGTGCTTTACACACATTACTGCATACTTTTCGTCTGCCTGATCAAATAATTCTTTGACATCATTTAAAAATACAAAGTCACAATCAATGAACAATGCCCATCCTTTGTAACCCATTTGATATGGAACTAAAAATCTAGTAAATGTAAATTCAGTGCTGCCTAGTGTATCGATGTCTCTCCAATATACTTCGTCACGGCGTAAATTTTCTTGTTTTAGAGGAACAATATTTAATGGCACAGATGATGTAGCCACAAGACTTTCACGGCACACTTGATATGCAATATCTTCTCTGCTATCCCAACCTACATAAATTTTTGGTTCTAGTAAACTTCTTGCTTCCAATCTACTTTCTTTCGATATCATCTTCTATACAGTCCTCTCCGTATTGTATTTCTATAATTTTTAAAGGAGTGTCAGATTCGTTTGCAAGCATGTGCCATTCTTTTTTTCCAATGTGCAATCCCTGGTGTGTTTTAAACGTACCAAGTAATTCGTAATCCGTACTTCTATTAATTGTATATACTGTAGCAACTCCACTAGATACAAACCAAAATTCACTGCGACTTTGATGCCGTTGCATTGACAGAGTTTTTCCTGGATCTACAGTTAATTCTTTAACTTTAACTTCTTTGCCGTCTTCGTGTAGTACACGATAATATCCCCAAACACGTTCTGTTTTAGGTGCTTTCCATTCTTCTAGTATCCAACTGCTACTATTCTTCTTATCTTTGCCACCTACACCAAATACAAATGTAACATCGTTAAACACCATTTCAGGAATATTATTTGCTGTTCTATCTCCGCCGTTCGCAAAGATTATTTGTGCATCTGGATACATTGCTTTTACATTTTTAATTGCTTCAATAGCAGTATTGTCGTTGTCATCAAAAAGTATGCAATGATCAACCATGTTAAGGTTTTGTATAATAGGCACACGTTCTATACTAGGCATAAACGCACGACCTTTTTTACGTTCTAGCCACGCATCTGAATTTACACCAACAACTAGTTTATCTCCAAGAGCAGCCGCTGCTTTGAAGTATTCAATATGACCTGAGTGAAGTGGGTCAAAACCACCAGTTACGAGTACTACGTGCATGGTAGTATTTAACGGCTACCAACCAAAAACGAAATCTTTTCTGACTTGTGCTAATTCAATAGCACCTAAACTTTTAAGATATGCTCCTGCACAGTAATCTGTATCAGGATGTTGTTCAACAACAATTATAGGTTTGTATTTTAATAATGTTGCTTCGCCGCCTTTGAGTACTTCTAAGTCGTGTCGTTCACAGTCTACTTTAAGTAATCCAAATTTAGGAAGATCTAATGAGTCTAATGTTTTAATTTCTATACTACCTGCACTATTTTCAACAACGTAACTTGATCCTGTATTAACACTGTCATACACCATATCAACTGTTCCGTTTGTACTACTAAGTGCAAATTTGTTTATTTCAACATTTAATCCTGCAACGTTTTTTTCTAAACAAGTATTCACTTGTTCTAATGGTTCAAACGCAATTACACGGTTAAATTTTTCTGTAAGAGGTTTTGCCCATAGACCAACATTTGCTCCTACATCTATTGCAATATTAAAGTCTGTAACAAATTGATATGCGGCATCCCTAACATCGTCTTGATATTCTGCCGGGCCACCTTGCCTAA